AAAATACCGGATAAACCACCAAGTAAAGATGTACCTGCAACACTACCTAGTATAGGTGCTAAGAAAGGCAAAAACATTTCAGGCTGTCCTGTTTGTGGATTTACAGTCATTGGCATAGTATTAGCTAGACTCTGCACCTCTATAGGGTTCATGTGTACTAACATACTATCGCCATAACGACCAGCGTTTGCTACTTGATTTGCTTGATTTTTAAGGTCTTTCATTTATCTTTCCTCTGTAGTTTCACAACCAAATACATTAAAACTCATATCTACTGCACTAGTATAAACTTTTAAAACATCAGTTTGATCTAAAGTTATACCTATAACAATAGTTAAAGAATCATTAGCTGAAACTGATTTGTCATAAAATAAAAATTGTTTATCGTCTGCACCAGCACCTCCTACATGAACACTAAGTCTAAAAGTGATGGCAGAACCTGTTCTATTAGCTACAACAATAGAGCTAATGGTTGTTTGTGTTTTATCAGGCACAGTATATAAAACAGTAGTTGTAGTTGCTGCTGGATCAAGCTGACCTAATACTTTTAAACTATCAGCCATGTTTTACACCCATTAATAAAAATTGATGTCTGCGTATAGCTTTACTAACAACTGACTGTTGCATACCTTTTAATGTTCCTATTTCTGCATTTATATCCTGAAATGTTTGTTCTATTGTTCTTCTAGTTACTGCTTCATTACTTTCATCATAGTCTTGAGTAGCTATTGGTAAAGGTATATTAGATTTTTCTGCCATTATCTTTTACCATCTTGTCGAAGCTCTAATCTTAAATCACCTAATCGCCAACCAAAATTATCAGCAGTATTTTCTATTCTTATTGCACTTTGTCTTGTCCTTGCCCTAGTATTAGTAAATGTAGAGTTAGGTGTTACTGCTACAGTTTGCAAAGTAGATAAACTTTCTAATGGAAAATTTCTACCTTTTATAACAAAGTTTACTGTGTTAGCTGTATCTGTAGAGCCTCTATATTCTAAATCAGGTATCAGTTTAGATATAAACATAAACTTTTCGCCATCAGGGTCTAAATCAAAATCTGATGATTCTATAAATGCTGTAAAATTTGAACCATCTGCACTATGTCCAAACTCATGGTTATACAAATAATTTATATTTGTATCATCTAACTTACCTGCTGCTATTGGATAGTTTAATATATAAGCTGGATTCCAAGCAGTTCTTGTAAATCCATCATCAGTTGTGCCTATACTCCAAGATTCTTCTAAATAATTATAAATTACATAACGATTTATTTCTTGAGAAGAACTACTAGGATAAAACCAAATTACTTCATTGTGTGTAGGTATTGCAGCAGAAAATACCTTGTAAGCTTGAGTATAATTAAAATCACTAAATATATGATCTAAAACAGAACATGGTAATCTTTTAGCACTACCACCATATTGATAAAATGCACCATTATCCATAAAGTAAACTACATTACCTACAGTAGTTGCAGCATTAGGAGATATCATAGACATACCTGTTGCTACTTCATTAAACGAAAATATAAATGGTGCACCAACAAATCTCATAGATACTATGCCAACATCTGTCCATATTAATATTTCTTGTCTAGTTCTTAATGCACCTATAATCGTACTACCAGTAGAAAGTTGCACACCACCTGCTGAGTTAGTCGCTGTTGGTGTCCAATCTACTGCACTTTCTGCATCAGAAAATCTGACTAGTAAAGGATCAATATTTGATGAACCTATAGGATTGCAACCAAAAGCTATAACATGACGATCTATATCTGACATCATAATCTGAAATACAGCAGTTGGCACATTACTCGCACCCGCTCTGCTACTTGCCGTTACTGCTCTCGTTGATGTACCTGAGGATTCGTCCCAATAGTATATAGTGCCATATCTTGGTGCTGCTATTGTATCATCACCAAAATTATCTATACTCCACAGTCTTAAATTATTAGTAAGTGATAACGCTGGTGATTCGCCCCAGTTCCCATCTCCCCAAGAACCTGAGCCAAATCCACTATATGGAACATAAAAATCTAGTCCTGTATTTATTTGATATACAGCTACTGTACTTGAACCACCATTACCTGTATCACTAGAGTTAGCTAATACCTCACTACCGCTAGTATCTTTTGCTTCTATCGTAAAAGAATTTGCATTTACAACAGTATCTATTTGATACTCTTGATTTAATACTGTTGAAGTAATGTTGCCACCTAAACTAGCTGCACTACTAAATGTAACAAAATCACCTTTTACAGCACCATGACTACTTTCAGTTACAGTAATAGTAGCATCACCATTTGATGCAGAAAAAGTTGCATCACCTGCACCAGTTGTAAGTCTTATAGGAGTTATATCATTAAATGTAGTACCTTCTTGAGCATATAACTTTTGATGTGTACCTAAAATATTATACTGAGATTGTTCTGCATCTTTGTAAGTATGTATCTTCCTACAAGTTCCTATAAAAGAATTGCTGGTATTTTTCTCCCAACCACCTATTCTTTCAGGTCTACCTTTTCTAAATCTAACTTTATCTGCATCAAACCAACCACCCTCATTAGAGTAGTTTGTTCCCTCTTTATTTATTCCGGGTCTGAATATAAATTTAGAAAATGGCATTATATTTCTGTCCAGTCTTTACCTTGAAACAAAAGTGATTCTGCTTCTCTTCTTCTAACCAAACCCTGTAAAACTTTGCCACCAGCTTTATTCCATCTTTTTATTTCATGTGGAACATCTTGATATTCTTTATTATTTAATTTTTTTAACATAGTACTTTTATTTAAATTAGTTGGTCCTAAATTGTAAGTCCATGCTACAAGTGCATCAAACTCACATTGTTTTAAAGTAACATCTACTGCCTTTTCAACATATTCACAATATTCATCAAGTTCATTTAATAACATATTGTCTGCCTGTTCTTTGGATATTGTCATACCTTCTTTTATATTTTTAGTATGACCATAACCAATAGTCCAAACGCCAACACTATCTTGATAAGATTCTAATTCACAACCCTCAAATTTTTTAATTAAAGATATGCCTTCATTTGATATATTCATTTAATTATTCTCCACAGTAACCTTTCTATAATAAACAACTACATCTTTTAACTCAGTTATGTATCTTTTAATTTCTTGCATATTGTATGCCATGATCTCATAGTCAGGAATTGTCATAGCTAAAAATACTAATTCACCCTCTTGTTTTTCTATTCTAGCTAGTTGTTCTTCTAAATTTTCAGGAGTTATAGCTATCCATTCAGGTTGTTTTAAATCTATTTCTCTAGGCATTATAGGTTGAACTATAGTTCTATTTATAGACTTTGAACTTATTTGTATTGGGCTAGTTGGTATTAGACTGCAACTGCAAACCATTATCGAGATCATCAACAGTAATGCTAATCTGTTCAATGTCTTCCATGATATGTTTTGTACCATTATTTATCTTCCTTTCCATCTCTTTAGGATCAGTTAATATTTTTGATGCTAGTTCATAATTTTGTATAAACTGTGTGTATCTATTAAGCTCTCTTTGTGCTACTTGGCTTTTAACTGTTAAATCTTGTAGTTGTTTTGTTTGTAATTCAAAATCTTTTTGTAAAGATTTTATAGTTTCTTCCTGAGTTGATACTGCATTTTTTAGTTCTGAATTATTTGCAACAAGTATTTGATTTTGACTATAAAAATAATACAGACCTAATAAAAGAACACCTACAACACCTAAAAGAACTTTACTCACCCTGCTAATGGATTTTTATTGTCGTCTTTGATTTCATCTACTTGTTTATCCAAACTTTGTAAATCAGCCTTAATAGTAGCTATATCTGTTTTTATTTCAGTTACATCAGGCACTTCAATATTGTCTATTTCTTTTTCCAAAAACTGAACAGATGTTTCTATAGAAGCAAAGCGTTCCTCAATAATTTTCATTTCATCTTCAGCCTCATCAACTCCACCAATCTTAGCTTCAAGGTTTTCTAATCTATTTACATATGTCGCACCTGTATAACCAAACCCAGCTAATGTGCCTACTATTGATACTAAAGCTATAATTTGTCCTGTTTTACTTTGAAACCAATCCATGTTTATCTCCAAATTTTAGGCTGATTATCAATCATGCTTTGTAAGTTATTTATATTTTGACTCGCATAATTATAAAAAGCATTTATATTGTCATTTATTTTAGCAGAGGTATATATATCTTGAGAAGCATACCAACTATTAGCATCAGGTATAATATATTCTGTATAACTATTAAATTGTGGTACATACCCTATCAAAGCAACCAATCCTGATTCATCACCATATTTACCTGTTGCTTGTTGTTCTTCTTGCATTTCTTCTTGTTGAGCCTGAATATTTTGTGCAATTATTTGATCTGCTATCTGATCTGCTTCTGATTGTGTCATAACACCACTCAACGCTGTATCAATTTCACCTTGTACATTTTGCACTTGCACATCTGCCATTATAACTTCTGCACTACCATCTACAGTATTCATGGGAGTTATATTAACATTCACATTTCCTACATCAGAACTCATAGATAATATTTGATTATTCTGTGCAGTAGCACTAGCAATTTGATCAGATATACTAGGTGAACTTGATGTGCTAATACCACCACTAGATGAAGATGTAGAATTTTGATTAGAAATATTCAAACTACTATTATTGCCTGAGGCTAAAGATTGACTACTTAATGATCCTGTATTCACACTAGATGATGCAGTTTGTAAAGCTTTGCTTATAACATTAAGTGCTACAACCCTAAGCTTTTTATTACCAGTAGGAGACTCATTTTCTATAACTTCTATTTCTTCTATTAATTCATCTTCTATATCTTGTATATCTTCTTCTACTAATATTTCTTCTTCTAGTTCTTCAAAGACCTCTTCTAAGTCTTCAAATACATCTTCTACTGCCTCTTCTTCAAATATTTCTTCTCTAAATTCTTCTTGAGGTTCATCATTATCTACTACTCTTTCTTCTCTATGATTATCTTGATGTTCTCTTCTTTCTTCTTCATACCATTCATCAAGTTCTTCTATAGTATTAATAACTAAAAAGTTTTCAGGTTCTGTAAAATCTTCTACAAATAAAGTTTCTTGCAAAATAAATTGTTCTACAAATATATCTTCTTGAGGCAAAAAATCATCATGTCTATGAAAATCATCTATAAAAGGTATAGGTTCAGGTTCAAAAAATATTATCAATTCTTCTGCATCATGATCAAAATATTCATGTATTTCATCATGATGAAAATCTTCAAAAGGTGGAAACATTTCTTCTTCAAATACCTCTATAACAGTAAACTCAGGTTCATGCCTATCACCTTGATGTTCTTCTACAAATATGCCTGTGGCAAATTGTTCTTGTTCGTCTATAAAACCATAATTAACAGACTCTTCATTAAAGAAAGCTACTGATTCTTCTTGTCTATATCCAGCACAAAATGGTGCGTATTGAGGGTCTTCATCACATTGTTGCCTATCATAAGCTTCCCAATAGTTAGGGCATGATTGACTATAAAGCTGACTTATATTGCATTGTTGATTTAAAAAAGCATCTGCATATCCTGCACAACTGCTGTTATTTAAAGGATCAGAACAATCAATACCATTACCGCTACCTACTCCGTATAAACTACCACCACCCTCAAGCAAAGTATTAGAAGATGTATTATTCCAGTTTGTATTTACACAAGCACTACTATTTGTTGTGCCTGTATTACATTCGTCATGAAATAAATATTGATAAACTTGTGTAGAATTAGCACCTACTTCGCCAATAATTACATCGTGATTAATAATATCTAATTCATCATATCTATACTCGAAAGTATTATTTGGATAAAGTATTACTTCAAAACTATTATCAGAGTTGCGGTTATACTCTCTCATGTCATACCAACCAAATATCATCTTAGTATTATCGCCCCAAGACTTCATACGAGAGTTGCTATCTCTTATAAGGTCAGTCCAAAAGGGGAACATGGTGTATGTATATTGAGAGC